CTTGGCGTGATCTTTGAGGGGGACCCTACGGAGGAGGAAGCAGCGCTCGTATCGTCCATGATGCACGCCTTCGCACGCTTAATTGAGAAGCAGCAGGAGGAGGCGGCTAAGATTATGGCTAAGTGGGAAGCGGCAGGGGAGATAAAGCATTGATTCTAGCCAAGGACTTTAATTACCTATTAGGGAAGCAGGACGGCTACGCTCAGGCACCCTTTAACGTGAAGGTAGGGGGCGCGTACGAGCGGGGATACAAGGAAGGACAAAAACTGTATAATGAACAGCAGCAAAGGGGGCAGGGCCCCCGTTAAAGCCGGGGGCTTGTATGCAGATCGAATACCGCAGGGCGGTAGACCTTACGCCGTACGAGAACAACAGCCGCACGCATAGTAAGGAACAAGTCGGTCAGATCGTAGAATCCATTAAAGAGTTCGGGTTTACGAATCCAATCCTGATCGACGAAGCAGGCGGCATCATTGCTGGGCATGGTAGGCTCGAAGCCGCGAACGCTCTCGGCATGGAAGAAGTCCCTACGATTACCCTCACCGGACTGTCAGAGGCCCAGAAACGCGCTTACGTCATCGCTGACAACTCCCTTGCCATGAATGCAGGCTGGGATATCGATACCCTTAAAGGGGAAGTAGAGAGGCTAGCAGAGCTTGACTTTGACACTACCCTACTTGGGTTAAGCGACGAGGTTTTACGGCTAGTAGACCCTGAAGACGTACCGCTTGGGCTAACGCCAGAAGAAAAGCTGGAGAACTTTCTTAACGGGGACACAAAGATTCTGCGCCTTGCCTACAGCCAAGAAGAATTAGAGGTGATTGTCGAAAAGCTGGACGCAGGGCTGGCGCATACCGGGGCAGAGGACTATTCGACGCTGGTTTTTGATTTAGTGCTAAAGGAAGCCAGCAAGTGGTAAGGCGTATAGAGGCGGTAGATTACGGGTTCGACTACAAGCACTGGAAGGGCAAAACGCCCCCGCCAAGCCATTACGACACCTTAATTGACGAACCTGCCGATATCTACCATAACGGCAGGCTGGTCTGTGCCTATAGGGTGCTGCCAGAAGATACGCTCGCAATTCTGAATGCCTGTACCGCGAAAGCCAAAGTTTCAAAGGCGTCACGCACCCTTGGGGTAAACCAAATGTCAGCGGTTTATGGCGCATTGCCGAGAATCGCGGTTCGGGAGGACTATTGCAGGTTTTCCGCGCAAACCAGAGCGCAGCCAGAGGTGTTCGCTGGCCTTTCAAAGGTGGGGAAGTACCTATGGGGCGTATACCAGAACAGCTTCCCCGAAGTTGCTGCTAACTTTCAGAAGTTTGTAGGCGGTATCCACGATGATTGGAAAAAGACAGGCACCCCATTTACAACCGTCAACGTCAATAAAAACTTTGCTATCGGCTACCATGTTGACGCGGCTAACTATGGCGGCGTGTACAGTAACGTCTTAATAACTAAGAAAAATATTGACGGAGGCTATTTCGTAATGCCTCAGTTCAAGCTGGCACTGGCGCAATCGCACGGCGCTTTAGTTGTCGTTGATGGGGTAAGCATTCCCCACGGGGTAACGCCTATCATCCCAAAGGCTAAGAACTGGGAGCGTTCAAGCGTAGTGTTCTACACCCTTTCAAACTTGCAGCACTGTTTACCTAAAGCGGAGGAGCTTAAACGCTCAAAGCAGAAAGCAACAGAGCGGGCAAGAAAGCGGGCCCAAGCGATAGACCCACGGGTAAAGCAGGGGGCCTAAAATGGCAAAAACAGGTAGACCAAAAATAGAAATTGACTGGCCCCTCGTACAGCGCCTATGCAATATCCATTGCACGGGAGAGGAGATAGCGAGCATCTTAGGTGTCTCCTACGACACGCTCCAAAGGCGGGTACAGGAGGAGTATAGCTGCGGTTTTGCGGACTACTATAAAAAGGCAGCGGCGAGCGGGAAAATGTCCTTACGCCGTAAGCAGTTTGAGTCAGCGCTAGACGGGAACACTACGATGCTCGTATGGCTCGGGAAGAACATTCTTGGGCAGAAGGACGCCCCGGAGAATGGCTCGGACCGGCAAGACATCAATATCAATATTGTTAACCCGAATGCCTGAGATTCGCCCGACGGCTCCCCAGTTCCGCTATATAACATCACAGGCGCCCTTCCCGGCGTTCATCGCTGGCTTCGGAGCGGGCAAGACTGAAGCGGCTATCTTTCGGTCTATCTTCGGGCTGATAAATAACCCGAAGACCAACCGGGGGTTCTATGCCCCGACCTACGACCTGATTAGGATGATCGCGTGGCCGCGCTTCGAGGCAATGCTAGAGCAGCTTGGCATCCCGTACCGGCTCCAAAAGAGCCCGGTTAATCAGATCGAGATCGAGGGCTATGGGTCTATCTTCTTTCGGACGATGGATAACCCCCAGAGAATCGTAGGCTACGAACACGCAGACGCGGACATAGACGAGCTAGACACCCTCAAGAGGGACGACGCGGCCTATGCGTGGCGGCAGATCATGGCCCGGAACCGGCAGAAGAAGGCGGGGCCTAATACGATTGGGGTAACGACAACGCCGGAAGGCTTCCGCTTCGTCTATGAGATGTGGAAGAAGGACCCGAAAGAGGGCTACGAGATCATTCAAGCCCCCACGGAGTCGAACCCCTATCTCCCTGACGGGTATATAGACTCCCTTAAGGCAGCCTACCCGGAACACCTTCTAGCGGCCTACCTGAATGGCCAGTTCGTGAACCTGACGAGCGGGACCGTGTACGCCTCCTATGACCGGGTTCGGTGTGACTCTCAGGAGGAGGTTCAGCCACGAGAGCCCCTATATATCGGCTGTGACTTCAACGTCACTCAGCAGTGCGCCACGATCTACGTTCAAAGAGAGGACGGCTGGCACGCGGTGGACGAGCTTTCGCGTATGTTCGACACCCCGGAGATGATTCGGATTATCCAAAGTAGATACGAGGGGCACCCGATCTATATCTACCCTGATGCCTCGGGCTCGGCCCGCAAGACGGTAAACGCCTCAGTGTCTGACATAGCCCTATTAGAACAAGCGGGGTTCTATGTGAGGGTGAATAAGCGGAACCCAGCCGTTAAGGATCGCATACTCGCGATGAACGCTGCGCTGGAAAACGGGACGGTGAAAATTAACGCCAAGAAGTGTAAGAATACGGCGGACTGTTTAGAGCAGCAGACGTATAAGAACGGCGAACCTGATAAGTCCTCGGGGAACGATCACCAGAACGACGCTACGACGTACCCAATCGCGTACGAGTTCCCGGTGGTCAAACCCGTGGCTAATGTTCGCTTCCAGTTTGCGGTATGATAGACAAAACATTTAGAGGGCGTGGCGATGCCTGTAGATACTAAGCACCCCGAGTGGGAACTTCACTACCCGATGTGGCAGAAAACCCGCGACGCGGTTCGTGGGTCTATCTACGTCAAGGAGAAGCGCCATCAATATCTCCCGGTCCCTGACGCTGAGTCGAATGATGATACGGTGGGCAGTCAGACCCTACGCTATCGCCAATATCTAAAGCGGGCCCTCTATACGAACTTCACGGGGCGTACGAAGTCCGCTCTGGTAGGCGCTGCCTTTCGGAAGGAGCCCTCCTATGAGATTCCTAACGGCCTTGAGTATCTAGAGGACGACGCTACCGGTGACGGCCTCGGGCTCGTTCAGATGGCGAAGGACGAGCTATCGAACCTTCTAGAGACTGGCCGATCTGTCCTCCTCGTAGACTATCCTCAGACGGAAGATGGCCTGACTGCTGAAGAAGTAGCACGGCTCGATCTACGGGCTGCGATCATTCCCTATACGGCGGAGCAGTGCGTCAACTGGAAGACGGACAATGTACGGGGTAGGAAGCTCCTTACCCTCTGCGTCTTAGCCGAGACCTATCTAGAGGGCGATGACGAGTTCGGGCACGAGAAGAAGACCCAGTATCGTGTCCTGCGCCTTCGGGAAGATGGGTATACGCAACAGCTATACCGGGACGAGGAAGAATATACGGACGAGTTCTACCCCAAGAAGGCAGACGGGTCTGTGTGGGACGTTATCCCTCTGATGTTCGTGGGGTCGAAGAACAACGATGCCACGGTAGATGACGCGCCTCTTTCGGATATTGCGGACGTTAACATCGCCCACTATCGGAACAGCGCAGACTATGAGGAGTCCTGCTTCATTACGGGCCAGCCTACCCTATTCATCACGCATAACCTAAGCCCAGAGCAGTGGTACGACTACAACCCGGACGGCATTAAGCTCGGGGCTCGTACGGGGCATGTATTAGGCGACACTGGCTCTGCGACCCTCCTCCAGCCCAACCCAAACTCTCTCGTCATGGAAGCCATGAAGGCGAAAGAGCAGGCTATGGTGGCTATCGGGGCTCGGATCATCACGGACCGCGGTAATAATGAGACGGCAGAGGGCGCTCGCATCCGCTTCGCTAGTGAAAACAGCGTCTTAGGCGATATTGTCCAGAACCTCTCTATGGCTATCGAGCAGTGCATCTACTGGTGCGGTGAGTTTATGGGCGCATCGGACGAGGCGGAGTTCGAGATCAACCGGGAGTTCTACGATAAGTCAGTGGACCCCCAACTGATTATGGCTATGACGACGCTCCTTGACCGGCAGATCATCTCCGATTCGGATATCTTCCAGCGCCTAAAGGCTGCCGGGATCATTGAAGGGGATCGCACCCTCGAAGACGTTCGGGAAGAACTGGGCGAAGTGAGCCCCTTGGCATAGGTGACGACATGGCTAAAGACCCCCGGATCGAGAGGTTAGGCGTTGAGGGATATAACAAGCCGAAACGGACTCCGAAGCATCCAACGAAAAGCCACGTTGTGCTGGCGAAGGAAGGGGACCAGATCAAAACGATCAGGTTCGGACAGCAAGGCGTTTCTGGTTCTCCCCCCCGTAAAGGAGAGTCAGAGGCAGCTAAGAAGCGACGAGCGTCCTTCATGGCCCGACACCGAAAGAACATCGCCAAAGGGAAAATGAGCGCAGCCTACTGGGCGGCAAGGGAAAAATGGTGAGTTATGCCGGTCTATAAGGTGCAAGGCGGCTACCGCTGGGGCAAGTCGGGGAAGGTTTATAAGACGAAGGCAGAGGCCGAGAAGCAGGGCAAGGCTATCTTTGCATCAGGGTATAAGAAACGTAAGTGAGCACTAACGATGACATCCGCGATGCCTTCATACGGCATCAGATATTCGTGCAACGCTACGCTAAGGGGCGGGAGCGTGAGGCGGAGGAGTTTATTCGTCAGGTGCTAGAGCAAGCCGTAAGCCGCTTAAACATCGACCTTACGGAACTCTCCCGCGCTCGCTTAGACCGCCTGATTCAAGACTTAATCCAACTTGTAAACGAGCTAAACGGCACCTATACCGAGGGGTTTATTCAAGAGGCGCTAGACTTCGTAGAGTACGAGGTAGGGTTTAACTTCCGCGTCCTCGGGGCGAACGTCGCTGTTGATACAGTTCTTCCTAACATGGCCCAAGTCCAAGCCGCTATGCTTACGAACATCATGGACCTTGAGCCTACGAAGGGTTATACGATTAGAGAGGCGTTATCGGAGTTCGGGCGGAAGAAGGCGCAGCAGATCGTTCAGAAGATTAGGGACGGCATCGTCTTAGGCGATACGACTCAACAAATCGTCAAGAACATCAAGGACCTTGAGGGTATTCAAACGCGGCAAGCAGCAGCCCTCGCCCGCACCGTGACTAACCATGTGTCGATTCAGGCCCGTCAGATCACCATGAGGGAGAACGATGACATTATTGATTCCTACCAATGGGTGGCGACGCTGGACTCCCGGACTAGCCTCATTTGCGCATCGCGTGACGGACAGGTGTTTAAGGATATTGATTCTAACCCTAAGCCTCCTGCTCATTTTAACTGCCGCTCTACTATTACTTGGGTGGTTAATCCTGAGTATGACCTTGGCGCTGATATTGAGGGTGATAGACCTTCGATCGGAGCGGATGGCACGCGGTCTGTAGGGGCGGATACAACCTACGAGCAATGGTTACGGAAGCAGCCCCAAGCGTTCCAAGAGGAAGTCCTTGGCATTAGTAAGGCGAAGCTATTTAGGGACGGCAAGCTATCTATAGGCAGGTTCGTAGACGAGCAGGGCCGCGTGTTATCATTAGACCAATTAAGAGAGTTGGAACCGCTGGCATTTGAGCGAGCGGGACTTTAACGCGGCAGAGCCGCAACGT